ATGTTAATTAATTTCTATCTCGATTCAAAACCGAAGGCAAAGGATCCAAGAATGATCATCTTTTGCTATGTTGGTGGACTTGAACCTTATAAAACAATTAAAATCCATACCGGTGAACGTATTGAGGAAAAATTCTGGAATAAAAATGTCCAACGCGCTATTATAAAAGGACCAAATAAATATAATGGGGCTACTGAATTGAACGCTTATCTTGATTATTTCGAGGAACGAATCAGATCAATCAGAAGAAAAGCTTTAATGGATAACCCGGAAATAACCTACGATGAAATAAAGAATCTCATTGAAAAACGGGCTAAAGATACTGCCCCGAGTTTCTTTGACGAGTATGACAAATATATTGAAATTAAAAAAACTACGGTGGGATACCGGACAATACAACGCCTGACAACAGTTAAAAATCATCTCAAAGAATTCCAGGAAAAGAATGACTATATCATCACTTTTGCAAATGTGAATCTCAATTTTAATGATATGTTTATGGAGTATTTGTTGACTAAAAAAAGCCTTGCAAATAATACGGCTTCAAAGATTGTTAAACATGTTAAAGAGTTTATGACGTGGGCAGGCAAAAGAAATCTTCATAAAAATACTGAATACCATGACTTCAAATTGAAATGGAATGAATCTGATATGGTTGTCCTTGAAGAGGATGAATTTAATAATGTATTAAATTTTGATTTCAAGGAAACACCCCATTTAGAAAGAGTCCGGGATGTATTCTGTTTTGGTTGTCTTACCGGTGCAAGATACGGAGATATTGCAGGCATGAAGTTTACAGATATTACAAAAGGAACATGGAAGCTGATCACAGAAAAGACAAAAGAGATTCTTTACGTACCTATCACGCCCCTTGCGCAAAAAATAATAGATAAATATAAGGCTGATGGTAGATTGCCTGTCATAAGCAATCAAAAGATGAATAAGCATATTAAAGATGTCATGCAAAAAGCTGAAATCACGCAGGCGACAAAAAAGAAAACTTATAGTGGAGCACAAACCACAGAAAAAACTAAGGCTAAGTATGAACTCATCGGGATGCATACTGCCCGTCGTACATTTGTCACCTTGTCACTGCAAAAAGGTATGCGTCCAGAAGTCATCATGCAAGTTACCGGGCATAAAGATTTAAGGGTATTTCAAAAGTATATCAAAATAAATGAGAAGGTAAAAGAAAAAGAGATGCGTGAAGCTTGGAGTTGAAAAGAGAAAGCCGCTTATACAGCGGCTTCTTTTTGCGATATTAAATAATTGACTGCTTTTTGAGCCTGGATAGAGGCTGAAAGTATATAGGAACTATCGCCTTTAGCTTTGCGGAGCCATCCATCTAAGTATCCGCTGGCATTTGCTAAAGTGTTTTCTATCCCACATAAACCGAGCATATAACTTGAACCGATTTCAGCGATCAGTTCTTCGTATGCGTAGACTTCATCACCGAATTTTTGATGCTTAGCCCGATTTAATCGAACCGGGTGCCCGGTCCAGTGTACTAACTCATGAAATAAAGCGGAAAAATATTCTTCTTCATTGGTGAACTTATCGACGGCGGGTGTTGAAATGCAGTTTTCAGATTCCGAATAAAAGCAGCGTGAAAGATTATGTTTCATTTCCGGTGCATGAAGCTGCAAGATGCCATTAAGCATATCAAGCGGAGCGGATAAAGTGGGTTGTGGTATTTCGTAGCCTTCCAGGTCTTCCAAGTTGAATACATATGAGAACTTGAGCAAGGGAAACTGCTTCGATTCGATTACGCCTTTATCGGTGACGTTTTCGAATTGGTGGAGTTTGTAAAAAGTTATGAGCCTGCCCTTACTACCTTTTTTAATGCGGAGTTCTTTTTGCTGTGCCTGCAGGAATGTGAGATAAAAAGGATTTGCAACCTCGTCGAAGCTAAGAAACAAAAAATTTAATCCCTGATATATCCGGCGGGAAATAAAATTAGCGGGCAAACCTGTTTGCCAGGGCTTGCGCCATATCATTTTTCCCTGTTCTAAATTTGCGATGATTTTCGCATTTATATCCTCGAAAATTTGCTGCTTGTCCAAATTGATTCCTTTTTTTTGTGATTGTGATTTGAGGCTATCTGCCCTAAAAAACAATTACAACCCCCTTAAAAAAAGGCTTATAAGCGAACGAAGTGAGCAAGTAAAGCAGGGAAAGAGGCAAGGCGGAAAAAAATGCCGATACTATTGGGGCTTAAAACAATAGTGGCGTTTTGTTTCTGCCCTTGCCACAATACAAACCTGCTTTATATTACGCCTTTTGCGGGGGTTGGAATTGGGCTAATTAGAATTGAAAGTTTTGATGTGATTAGCAAGGGTGCGCGAGCACGCTTGCCTTATATTGGGATTAAAGTGAATAGTGCCGAAGGCATTATGAGCGATTAGATTTTGATATTTAGTCCTGCGCCCACCGGTTTGGAATGTATTCTAATTCATCTCCGTTTTTGATCGTTATATAATGTGGATCTAAAGGTGTGGCATACATATCTTCACGGGCATTCATATATTTTATTGCATTTCTATAATTTTTTTCTTCATTGCCAACATCAACCACCTCTTTAACATCGTCATTAAAGACTTCAAACTCTTCCATGATAAGATTTTCGTATGCGTGCAATTGATTAGGAGCATATTTTTCCAAGATAGGATATAAAACCTCCCAGTAAGGGCCTGTTAAACGGAATAAGCCTTCACCTTGTTCATTAGCACGCCATTGTAGCAAAAGACGTCTGCACTTTTCTTTTAATTCCATATCGTTTCCTCAAAAATTTATTTATTTATTACTTACTGATTTGGGGCTTCAATTTTATTAATTGGATTTATATACTCCCATAATTCAAATTGATCAAGCAGGCTTTTGCCACCCACATCACCGCTCAGATAAGCTCTGTTCGACCAATAAGCAGCTTTCGGTTTATCCACTGGAACGCCATCACCATAAAAATAAATAATACCAAGGCAAAGTTGTGCATCCGTGTGACCGTTTTCAGCGGCTGTTGTGTACCAAAATTTTGCCAGCTTCTTGTTAGTTTTAAGCCCATCACCATCATCATAACAATGCGCAAGAGAATATTGAGCAGCAACATAGCCGCCATTAGCAGATTCAGAAAAGAATGCTTTGGCTTTCTTTTTATCCATATTTACAACATCACCTTGCTGATAGCAAAGACCAAGAAAGTGCTTAGCTTCAGCGTTCCCAAATTGAGCAGCTTTTGCATACCAATAAAAGGCTTTATTAATATTAACTCTGACGCGATCTCCATACCGGAAAATAAGAGCAAGATTAAGCATTGCCTCAATATCATTTTGCTCAGCAGCTTTTATGTACCAATTGATTGCTTTTTTAATATCAGGAGTGACACCATTGCCTTTGGAATACTTACTTGCAAGATTAAATTTCGCATCGACAAAATCTTGTTTAGCTGCTTTTATAAACCAGTAAAAAGCTTTCTGTTTATCTACAAATACATTTGCGTCATCATCATAGTGGCAAGCAAGATTGTATTGGGCATTAGCATGCCCCCGCTCGGCGGCTATTGTAAACCATTTAATAGCCATGTTTTCGTCTGTCAAAACTATGGAGCCAGTAGTATATATATTACCAAGTTCAAATTGTGCATCTATAAAACCTTGTTCCGCTGACTTAGTAATCCATTCCATAGCTTTTATTTTATCACCTGGAACACCAACACCATTTGCGTAACAGATGCCAAGTTCCAATTGTGCAGCGGCATGTCCTTGTTCGGCTGCTTTAGAAAACAAATCGAAAGCTTTCTTTTCATCAACAGCTACGCTTTGACCATGAAAATAACAGAGGGCAAGATTATATTGAGCGCTGGCATAATTTTGTTCTGCCGCTTTAGTGAACCATTTAATGGCTTCTTTAAGATTACTTTTAACACCATTGCCATGACCATAACATAGGGCAAGATTATATTGTGCATTAGCAAGTCCTCGTTTGGAAGATTTTCTATACCACTTAAATGCTTCATTTTTGTTTTCTGCTACACCTATTCCATCTAAATAATGATTTGCAATATTAAATTGCGCAATTGCATGCCCCTGGCTGGCAGCTTTAAGGTACCATTCAAAGGCTGTATTCTGGTTAGTGCGAACGCCTTCGCCATTACTATAACGCCAAGCAAGATTATTTTGAGCTATTGCATTTCCCTGTTCGGCAGCCTTGGTGAACCATTTGAACGCCTGTTTCTTGTCCTTTGGAACATCTTCACCGTTTGTATAACGGTGGCCGAGTTCAAGTTGTGCATTCACGTCACCTTCTTCTGCTAACTTACACAGGTTTGCGAAAGAATTTATATTTTCAATTTCACCGATTATTTTGTTTTCTTGACTTTCATAAAGACTTTTTATAATTTTTTTCATTTGTTATTAACCTGCTAAATTGAGTTAAATTAATTGTTCATGTTCATAGAGAATAAACTATAAATGCTTAAGGGAGAGAATAACTAAGGGACATTCCATACCACACCCAAATTTGAAAATATTATAAAACTAATGTAGGAATGATTTAGATTAAAAGAAATAGTACTTCGATTCCGCTCAGCAAGGTTCGACTGGGCGCACTAACCAGAATAATTAAGAATGTGTCAATTGAGAGAAGAAGTCTAAGGAATAATCACTGATATTTGAACAATGCAGAATAACAGTGCGAACATAGTCACGAACTTTTACATCTTCAGGGATAGAGGCTTTTATAAAACTATTTGGGGACATTTCCTGATTCATAAGGTATTTGCATTCCAACATATTTCCGGCATCGCTTATTAGATGAAAATTAATAGGTTCGGTTAATGATGAACGCGCGATAATCGAAATAGAATCAAGATTCCAAAAAGCAGGTATAACTAATATATGATCAGAATTAGATACGGTTTTATTATACGTTGGAATACAGACAGATGTTGAATGACCATAACCCCAGATGTTGGGGCTTATAAACTGATCATCATATATACCGACGATTCTTGATAAGGGGAAAAATGTACCTGTGAATACTTTTTTATTGGATGGCGACAAAGTATAAAATTCCACACCCTGCGTTCTATCTTCTGATTTATTAACGGATTTATATGAACGGAATGAGAAACCATCCGCATAGATAGTTTGAGAATGCAGTGAGGTTTTAGAAACTGTTTCGGTAGTATTAGTTTCTGTGCGATTTAAGAGTATTACAAAATTTTTCATGTGTGTATTTAATTTATTGGATACCATTTATCCCAGTTACGGACATTAACGCCTATAACCTTACTAACGGGGAAAAAATTATTGGAATATATTTTTTTACGATTAGCATCAAACGTATAAGTCCTGATAACTGAAACTTTATCTTTCGGATTATCTGCAGAGCGAACTTCTGCAAGATCATATCCATGGCCAAGGATAGTAACTATCTGAACTAAAGTCTGCGGTAAATCAGCCCAATCCAGACCTTTATTCACATGATTAAGCGATATATAAATACCAAGTAATTCTTCTTCAAAATAGATTTGCATTAAAACGCCATGAAATTAACTGCTGAAAAAGAAGTGATTAATCTTTTTGAGGGTCTGACCTGAGAACTAAGCAAAACAAAAGAACCGGCGGCAATACCCTGCAGAATAGATAATGACTTACCATAAAGAACTTTGACTTCTTCCGGGACATCTTCAAAAGCTTTATACTTATGGCAGTTATACAATGTGATATTCGATGTAAGTTCAATGAGGATTGACGGCACTTCATTCTCAAATAATGAAAGATCATAAGCACCTAAATAGGAATTGATTTCCAGTTCAGCGGCAACAATTAGGCTATTTAATGTAACAGTAGTTGGAAAGGTTTCGTTTGCCCATTGAGGTTCATTCTGATCACTGTCATTGAGTAAATAGAAAATTACTGATGAAGCAAAACGAGCTATAAAAGCAGCAACTGTTAAATACATAATATTCCTTATAAAAAAGGCAGCACCTAACCAGCCTACAACCCCGTGTCAGGTAGATCAGTGGAAGATCAGGCGCCGCCTTAAAAAATTAAGCAATGATGATCCCTTTTAACCGGGCTATGGCTTTATCATTCAAAACGATTGGAGCTGCATCTAATTCAACCTTATGGACATAATTATTAGCGACTAAACCTAAGTCTTTGACTTCCACGCCAATATTGGTTGCAATAGATACGTTTGATTTCTCTCCAAAGCGAACTGCATAAATACTGGTTGTTAAATTTGATGTACCGCAAACCTCATTGTGAGTAATAACCCGAGTGCCTTGTTTATCATAGCCGGCATTGAGAACGGGAATGTCATTGAAATATCTGACCGGGCGACCATATTCGTTAATGTGGATTGTAAAGAACTCCCTTGCAATGGATGATAACCGGGAAAGGGTTTTACCATCCATGAAGAGAGCTTGCGCGCCACCATCAATAGATTCAATTAACTGCTCGATAAGTTCAATGAATTTTTGCTGACTCGCTTTTGCCGTGTCCGTGTTGCCATTGGAAACACTGTGACCATTTGTAGCCGCGGTAATTGTCTGAGAGGTGCCTATCAGTTTTTTAATTCCATCGAACTCTTCTGAGGAAGTACTTGTATCCCCATTGAAGAAATAGTTTTGAAATTGCTTACCGAGATTGGACGCGAAATTGAGAAGCTCTGATGCACGGACAGAACCGATGTCATAGCCTCTGCGTTCATGTGCCTGATCAATCTGTACATGATCACCAAGGATTTTAAGTGCCGGGCTTGCAAAAACAGGTGTGGTAATATTATCAGGATAATCAGAATCAAGTGGCCGGAACTGACCGCCTGATGCTGATGCAACCTTTCGGGCATATTCTGCGTTGCCGAACATTGAATAGAATTCAGCGAAAAGAAGCGCGGTAGAATTTTCTATCATCTTTTTGACGACTGATTGTGTTACGTTTTCACTTGAGGAAATGTGTTGAAGTTTCATTTTTTCTACTTTCTTTTTTATTACATGTTCTTTTTGATTTCAATAGCGAGTTTTGCCGTCTCAGATTCAGGGTTAACTGGAACTGTTGGATTCCGTTTTGTCGCGAACTCTGAGAAGTTGAACTTACCGGTAAATTGTTTGCTTAACTGTAAGAGAAGATTTTCAGGAGTTTCACTTGTACCATCGCTGAATTCTACTTTCTCTGTTGCCAGAAGTGCAACTGATTCATAGAGGTTAATGAGCAAGTTCTTTTGTGCCGGAGTGAGATTTTCTGAAAGCTGAGAGGTAAACTGCATTGTGTTTACTTTTGCTTTATTCTTATCTACCTCCGATTGAAGTGCTTTGATTTTGTTTTCGGCAGCTTCAATTTTTGCTGTATCACTACCTGAATCTGCCTTTAGTGTTTGAACTTCTGAGGTTAAGCGTTCAATCTCTGACTGCATATCTTCATCAGTGGGAAGTTCTGCAACTTCACCTTCTGAGAAATTAAATACTTGCATTGTTTCTTCTTCTGAAAAGTTAAATGTGCCGAGATCAGGAACAGCTGCTTTTTGTCCGACGGGAAGAAAACCGAAATGGTTAACGGTACCATCTGAAAAGAATGAAATACTTCTCTCCGGTAATGCGCCTGAATTTACCAGTGACTTGAACCCATCAGCGACTTTGCCCGGAAGTGCATAGAGTGTATCGCCAATACGCTGTAACTTTTCTACAAATCCCATTACCGGGAGATTATTTTCAGGATGTGAAATAGTGAGGGGGCGTTTCTGCTTTTCATCATCTGAGAGAGCGTTAAACTGCGTTACTGCTGAATCGATTTGTGCTGATGTCCAGACCGATTCCCGACCTTTTGAGTCTTTGTGATTTCCTGTGCGGAAGAACGGAATCCATGTTTTATTCATATACTTACCTTAAGAAATGTAACTAAAAATAAGAAAAAGCTTATTTACTTAGGATAAAATAAAGAAATAACTTATATTATGCAAGATAATAATAAGATATTTCTTATTATTTCTGTGGGTTCCCTTTTTCAAGGGAATGACAATTAAAAGTATTTAAGGATTGTAAAATGAAGAAGGAAACAAAAGATGTCACTACATCTCGATATGCCCCGAAGGATTCGGGTCGACTCGATGGCCGAGTGGAAAAACAGGTTGAAAAATTGGCAAACTGTGGGCTTACAAATAAGGAGATTGCTGAAGTTCTTGGTTATGATGAAAATACCCTGAAACGGCATTTTGAGATTTTTCTTACAAAAGGACGAGTTAATCTCAAAGAACGATTAAAACGGAAACAAATTGCAGTGGCACTTCAAGGAAATGTAACTATGCTGATCTGGTTGGGTAAGCAATATCTTGACCAGAAAGAGCAGAGCCAGGACACAAATGAGATTAAAATCCTATTGGAGCGTAAAAGCCTCGATGATGCGAAAGAACTAAAATGAAATCTGTTTCATTAGAGCTTTCATATCATAAGAAGCAACGGGAAATCTTCTTTGAGTCTGATGCAAGGTTTAAGGTGATTGCCAAAGGGCGCCGTTTTGGGCTTACCCGTGGATTTGCTAATTATGTGATTGAAAAGATGCTGGAGGGTGTTTCTCCGATACTGTGGGTCGATACGGTATATGGAAATATTGAGCGGTATGTTGACCGGTATTTTAAGCCGGTACTACAAGGGATGCCAAAAGGTAGCTGGCAGTTTAGGAGTATGAGAAATGATCTCAAAATTCTTAGTTCTGTTTGCGACTTTAGAAGTGCAGACAAACCAGAGAATATTGAGGGGTTCGGTTATAAACTTGTGATACTTAATGAGGCGGGTATAATCCTTAAAGATAGAAACTTATGGAATGAATCTATACGGCCAATGATTTTGGATTACAAGGCTGATGTGCTTATTGGGGGAACACCGAAAGGAAAGAATAATAAGAAGCAGAGAGAAACACACTTGTTTTATGAGTTGTGGCAACGCGGCATCTCGACCTCCTCGACAAGCTCGGAGACAGGGCGTGATAAAGCATTATGGAAGAGCTTCAATTTTTCTACGTACGATAACCCTCTACTTGATAAGACGGAGATTGATGAAATGGTTACGGAAATATCTGCCTCATTGAGAGATCAGGAAGTCTATGGAAAGTTTATTGATAGTGATGTTGAAGGAATCATCAACCCTGAATGGTGGAAATATTATCCTGCTTATGACATGGAATTTTACCGCACCGGAGATATTATTCAAAGTTGGGACACGGCTTTTAAGAAAAATGAGGAAAATGATTTATCAGCATGTACTACATGGACGATCAGAGAAGACGGATTTTATTTAATTGATGTCTGGTGCGGTAAAGTTGAATTCCCGGAGTTAAAGAAAAAGGTTGTTGAACTGGCGGAGGAATTTAATGCGGATGAAATCTTAATTGAGGATAAAGCAAGCGGACAAAGTTTGATTCAAGAACTTGAACGCGGAACTGTCCTTCCGATTAAAGCGATAAAAGTAGAAGCGGATAAAATTACCCGTGTGCATACTATTACCCCGCTTTTAGAAGCGGGTAAAGTGAAGCTACCTACCGAAGCAAAATGGCTTAAACAATTCAAACAAGATTGTGAGGACTTCCCGAACGGGCAGTATAAGGACGTAGTTGATTCTATGAGCCAAGCATTGGCATATCTGAAACAAAAAGCACGAAGAAACAGAAGCAAAATTCTGTCCGTTAAAAGTCACTTCGTCAATGAAATTGAATTCTTCAAAAATTAAGGCACTGACAATGAAACAATATCTTAAAAGCGAAATAGCAGTACGTGAAAAACAGAAAATAATGAAAGATTTTTTGGAGTATCTGCCTGACCCTGATTATATACTAAAACAACAAGGGCAAGGTATAGAGATTTACCGCAAACTTGAATATGACCCGCACCTCACGGCTGTTAAGCAGCAAAGAATTATGCAGGTGACTTCAATGGATTGGGAGATTGTCCCTTCGACCCCTCGACAAGCTCGGGGATCGCATTCGGAGGCAGGGGCGACTGAGGTGGATGCGTGGATTAGGAACTTAGATATTGAGAGTGTAATTGAGCAGGTCATGGATTGTATATTTTATGGTTACTCTGTCTTTGAAATAATGTGGAAGGAAGAAAACGGCAGGATTGTACCGGAAAGTATGATTGAAAAGCCGCAGGAATGGTTTGTCTTTGATGAAAACAACGTGCTGAAGATGAGACCGGAAAAAATAACGGAAAAATATATTGATCTTCCTCCTTATAAGTTCTTGGTTGCACGGCACAAAGCGAAATATAATAACCCCTACGGTGAAAAGCTTTTAGCACGATGTTTTTGGCCTGTGAAGTTGAAAAAGGACGGCATTGTATTCTGGTCTTATATGGCCGAGAAGTTTGGTATGCCGTACTTGATTGGCAAGGTTAACAAGAATGCTTCAAATGAGGAGAAAGCTGCATTTCTTAATGAGCTTGAGAGCATGCGCCGTGATGCTGTGGCTGTTTGTAATGATGATGACAGTATTGAGACTTTAGATATTGGCACCCGCGGAGATTCTAACTCCTTGTATCAGGACTTTATTATTTTTCAAAATTCTGAAATCAGTAAAGCGATACTTACCGTTACATTGACAACTGAGATTATGAAGACCGGAACGTATGCCGCAAGTCAGACACATAAAGAAATATTAGAGCAGATTGCTTTAGCGGATAAAAAAATTGTTGAAAAGACTGTTAATGAATTGATACGGTGGTACGTTGAACTTAATTGGGGAAACGGCAAAGAGATACCAACATTTTTATTGAAGCATAGTTTTACTGAAACTAATCAACAGCAGACTTTAAAATAAAAAAAGCCCGATGTTGGGGGGAACACCGGGCCGCTGTTGTTAGTTTACAGGTCAGGGGAGAAACCTGCAAACGAGGCAATAGCAAGTTAGCGAAAAAATGTAAACAGGCAAAAATTTTATTTGTGTTATTATCAGAGGGTGGGGCAAGGCTTAACCCTTTGAATAATAGAAAATGAATGTAGTATTACGAGCTGGGGTGCAAGCGATGAGAAAAATAGAATTATACGCTTAGTTTATATAATGTGAATTATGCGTGCAGGCAATCAAATTATTAAACTGCGTGACTGCCTCGCATAATTTTGGCAGCATTATGTAAAGGCAAGTCGGAACAGCGTAGCAAGGAGTGAAGCGGCGGTTTATGGAACAAGCTACCAAAAACCAAATTAATGAGCTTGTGACAGAAAAGAGAGCCGCGAGAACGACTGCGAAGCTGTGGAGCGAGCCGGTACTAAGCAATCTATTTTTTGAAATCGCTGCCCCCATCTCGACAGGCTCGATGTCCAAGAGAATACTCGATGACCCAGTTAAAAGGGTTAGCCTTGCTGGGTGGGCATATTTAGGATTGTCTTAGACCCGAAGGCATTGAAACCCTCTAATTCTCCATAGGTGTGAGGAATCGAACACGTATGGATTTTATAAAGGATGCCAATATACCACTGAGACAAGCAATTATTGACTGAGGGAAGGAAGAAACGAAATGGAGCGGAACGAGTGCACGTCACTGTGTCAAAATGCACCTAAAGATTATAATATAATTTTGACGCTGGGACGAAACGCCCGCCGGAGGGCGGGTAAAAGTGTAGCGGAATGGAAGTGTATGACTGAACGAAGAAAATATTTGCGGACATATGAGAAATCACTTGTGATACGTGCATCCGCCGGTTGAGTCAACGGGCGGAGGTTATAAAACGGTGTAGTATAGGCACAAATGCAAGCAATTATTGACCCATCGGGGAAATAGTTGCGGGAGATTAGATGAGCAGCCAAATCTTTCCACGGCAAGCGTAGCGTGAGTGGGATAAAACCGAGCGCCGAAGGAGGAAACGCCCTCCGGGAGGCGGGTAAAAAGTTGGACAAAAGTCACAAAAAAGAAGTGAGAATTATTTGATGGAATCTCGAAATGCCACTAAGTCAGGTTTATATCCGCGAACAAGATGAGGACTGGATATTGCACATTTCAACAGTCTAAGCAACTCTGAGCGTTCAAGTACAGCTAAGACATGGATGGTATTAGAATCTTTATATGGTTTAAAACTTGAAATTGCATTTTTACGAATGTTCTGTTGAAAAAGGAGGAATGTATTATCATCAAATGAAAAATCTTTTGTGTCATCTTCAAAAAACTTCCCCACTACCCGCTTTTCCGCAAACATATAGAATGATAAATTCATCGAAGCATTATTTGTACATCCATGCATGATTTTATTTTCGGGGACTTTTATCTGGGAAGTTGTTAATGAATGAATTACGTATAATGTATCAGCAGAACGATGTAAAACAATCATTAATTTATCATGAACAGTGCCATCTTCAAACTCAAAGTCTTTAATAAAAAGAACATTCCCCGGAGAGAATAAAGATGATAATGAAGACATATTTATATATGATCCACAAGCTGATTTTGAAATGCGAGTGAATTAAAAGCAGATTGGAATGCTAATGTTTTATTTTTGTCTTTTATAATTAAAGAAAACAAGTCAAGAACATGGTTGGAACGCCCGTTAAGTAACTCAAACATCTTGATCAGATCACGTTTGCTGACTTCCTGATGCCACAGAGAGCCTTCCTTGTGTAAAATAGCAATTAATTCAGAAGAAGAAAGATTGCCGTATTTTGAGCATATTCTTTCCAACAGAGTAACTTCATAATCCGAAAAAACGAGATCGTTGAATTTTTTCTTGGATTTCAGAAAAATTTCTTCCTGATTACCATGATCAGGATTCTTTTCACGTTTTATCGTTATGAATTTTGAAATAGCGAATTCGTCGTCACAATCACAAGGTTGATTTTTAAGTTTGATCTCTGTATAAATATCTTCCGCAACAGGACCAAGCCTCCAAGCTTTATACTCTAACCAAGTGACAGGAACTCCAGATTCTTTGATTGAAGTCTCATCAATAAGGTATAGCAACTTGAGAGTTTTAGTAAGAGAAAGTGATTTAATTTTTGACGAAAGAAAAACAAGAATATTAGCGATTCTTTCGTCGTTTTGTGGTCTAAACATGTATGAGCCGCCCTAAACAAGTGACAATTTAATAGCTTTATATGAAACGAAACGACAAAAAAACAGACAAAAAGAATTAAACTTTTTATCTGCCTTTATAATGTGCATATAAACAAAATAAACTATAAAGTAAAAATAAACAATTTTTTAATCAAAAATAAAAAAAAAGTAAAACGCTTATTCTATAACAGTAAAGCCATATTTACGGATAATGTAATACTAATATAACAAAAGATTAAGTGAAATAGTTTCTTTTTTAAATTTAGACGTACTGAGAGCTGAAAAGACGCAAAAAGCAGAACAAATGAAAATAGCTAAGATAAATGCACTGAAACTATTCAATAATTTCATCATTCGGTTCACGGAATAAAGATGTTGTTGTAATACAATCTTTGGTTAGCGGATGCAATTGATCTCGTTTCCATAAGGATTGAAAATCATAGGATGAACTATTTCCTGATGATGTAAACAAATCTAACTGTGAATAGGAGACTTCTGATGTGATTATTTTAAAGAGAATGTAGGATTTTATTTCGCTGAACATCTCGAGAAAGATTGAATTGTCGAAATTCATTTTATTAGTGATTAGCTTATTAATAAATTCGATTACTTCCATGGAACCCGTCTGGTTTTCGGTTATCTGAGTATGAAATGAGCGTAACCATTCTAATTTTTCCTCCCTGCTACCTTGCGCAGAAAGATATATGAAAGTGCTATATTCATAACCACCATGCATGCATAATAAATTTTCTTCGGCTTTGAATTGGAGAAGCGAATCAGAGAAGCTTATTGCCGGGCAAAAAATAGCAAGACAGCTTAATATATTTCCTCTTTCAATTGAGTTATGGTGACTAAAATTAGCAATCAGATGCCCTAAATGGGATGAATCATTAGTGAGCAAATAGATTGCCCCTCGTAAAGCTATTATTCTCGACCAACCAAATGTGTCAAAATTCGGTTCTTTCATGACCGATGAAACGTAACTTATAATTGCCCTTGTGTTTTCTTTAGAGACCAGGTCATGAAAATAATAACAGAACCACAAGATAGAACGAACTCGTGTATCCTGTATCGCAGGAATAGGATGTACGGCATAAGATTGCTTAAATAATTCCAATTCATTTTTTATGAAATTGTTTATTACATTTTCAGTAAAATCTGGTGAGGACATACTATTGCATTATTTTTGATTTAGAAATATTATTACAAGGACTAAAATGCCTAATATTGCCATATTTCGATTTTGTTTTTGCTGTTGTTCTGTGAAATGGCTGTTAACATATTGTTGGAGCCATAAAAGTGATTCGGATGGATTTTGAACTGCTTCTAAGTATTTTAGTTCACTAATTAAGCCAGGAAGCGTTAGCCCAGCGTTTAATACTACCGGAAGAATAACTTTATCTAAACCACGTGCAACGCCTATTTCCTGAGAAACCCAATTCGACTCTTTTGAATTGTTGCTCCAGAGCAAAACGAATATGTCACAATTTCGGATTGCTTCAAGAATTTTAACAGCTAATGACTCGCCAGGTTGTACGGAATAAGAAGCGATAAAAACCTCTACATCCGGACTTGTAAGCATATTACAAACATTCTCAGCAATTGAAATGTCTGTTGTTGAATAGCTTATAAAAACTTTAATTGCCATTTGAAGACAGCCAATAGATTAAATGAGTTTATTATACGATTCCCAGGGAAGAACAGTAATTTTTAGTGAATTTTTCTTTGTCTTTTCTTTATACGATGACAAGGCTACCGGAACATAACTCTTTAATTACTTCGTATGCATTATTGAGTAACAGTACAACTACATAGCATATATATTATGCTTTTTGTTTTTTTACTTTTGCCTGCTGCACCGATGGAGACAAGACAGTAATTGATTCATCACCAGCGATATTACGTATTTTCATACGCAAAGGCTTTAATGATGCTTTGATTTTGCCATCCCAGAATAATTTGGTTTTTTCACCGTTTTCAATTACATAACCGTATTTGTCTATTTTGATTTCAGTCGTACTATCCCAAATAGTAACTGAATTAGAATCTTTAGAAACAGTAGTGCAATCTAGACTAATCAATTCAATAAGTTCTAATCCACTTTCGCTTATTTCAATTCTTTTGAATGTTTTTTTCTTCCTTTTACCAGTAGGTTCATCTGTATTATCCTCTTCAGTTTCGGCTGAGACTGCATCTCCAATCAAGCTGGTGAATGTTTGAGCTATATCTTTCTTCTGATTATACTCGGTAATTTTTTGAATCAGACGATCACTAATGAATTTATTAATTGTAATTTCATAGGTGGGGACATCCTCATTTTGAGCAGCTGGCACTTCGTTTAATAAATACTCAACTTGGTCTGTTACAACAACTTCGTCTAAAACTTGTTTGAGGTCCCTGAGTTCAACTTCAATTTCGGTAGCATTATTATCAGAGATGAAATCTTTAATATTTTCTTCATCAGATAAGTCTATGTAATAAACAACTACTTTTTTAATTTCCTCAAGTTTTGGAAGTTCTTGCGAAACAATTTCATTAATAATTGGGATATCGAGAACTTTTTGGTTATGGTCTAATAGATTCGGCACATAAACAGGTATTTGACCCAATTTACTGTCAGTAAAATGCCCGAACCAAAATTTTGCTAAAGAAGATTTATTTACTTTTTCCTTAGATGATTGCACATTTTCATGAAAGCCAGGCAACAGAGTTGCCAGTTTGTCCATTGTTTGGATGGGGTTACGAAACAGATTAACACCATCCTGTACATTTAGCACATCAAATTCCGCACCAACTGAAACTAATCTATCACGTGTGGTTTGAATGCTATTAATACCAACATCAACATGAATAAAATTTCTGCCCAGTTCATTTGCAACTTTTGCTGTAACTCCACTGCCACCAAAAAAGTCAGCGACAGTCATTAGATCAGAACTTTTACCATTTTTTGTTTTATTACTACAAGCTTTAATTATTCTTTCAAGTAATTTTGGCGGTTTTGCGGTATTGTAACCAATTTCTTTTATTTCAGTAGCATTTATACCAATATTCCAAACATCATATTCACCCACCCCTGACTTCATATATGTCTTAATTTTTTCACCCCTTGGATTTTTATTCCAATAAAATTTTTTGTTCTTAACTGAATCAAATTCATCGAACCTATCTAATTGTTCCTGAGTATAAGGAATTGCCACCTCATCAAAATTAAAAGTCCAATCGGTTCCTTTTGAATACCAATAAATAGTGTCATGTTTTCTGTTAAATTGAGTAGACGGATCACTACCACTTGGATACCACCAAATAATTTCATTTCTAAAATTATCTTCACTAAATATTTCGTCTAAAAGAATTTTTATATACGCCCCTATATGCCAATCAATATGTACAAAAATGCTTGCTGAATCACTCATCACACTTTTTATTGCAAGCAAATTTTCATACATCCAATTAAGATAGTCTTCCTTATTCCAAATATCACCATACATTTTCTCTTCAAAAGAACGCAGTTCCGCATCATCAAAAGTTTCTTCGGCTTTCTTGATTTCTGCAGCTAACTGAGGATTTTTCCTGATAAATATTTTCTTTGCATAGTCAGCACCACTTGCAAAAGGTGGGTCAATATAGACAAGATCAACATTAACCTCCGTACTTTTTAGATACGCACAAGCGGATATACATTCACCCCGAATAAGAAGGTTTTTTGAATTACCAGAGGTTTGTGATGCTTTTGGATCGGAAGAAAAACGTACACATTCTTGTATAGCAACCTCATACAAGGGCAATCCGCGCTGAATTCGTTCATATACTTTATTGTTGGAAGGGTATTTTAAAATACGCTTTGTCCGGGTGACGTTATTGAGAATCGCCTGACCTTCAATAGTATCAGGATAATACGGAATATATTTTTTTGGCATAATTAATCTTTAAAAAAATTAGTAATTGCTTGGTCTAATTTAGCGAGTGGAACGTTTATATCTTTGTCCTCTTCAAGATAGACATAATCGAATCTTTTGTATCCGAATTTATCGTTGTTTTGTTTCAAAAATTCTGTTTCTATAAAATTCTTCTTTTTCATAAATACTACATCCGTACTATATATTTGCCCCTTGGTTTCAATAATTAGTGCTTTATGAATATCTTCAGCTTTTCGTGAAATTATAAGAAAATCAGGGGTATATTCACCAACTGAGTGCCAAGATTTTTTATTCTTTGCGAAACATTGAATTTTAAAAGAAGTTAAAAACCTATCACCATTATAATAGATTTCAAGGTTATTTGACGAAAATGTACTTAATTTAAACACTTCCAATAAAATATTTTTTTCAAATTGACTTTGGATAAAATTATAGGGTACGTAATGAAAAGTTTTATCTTTTATTTTTACTTCTGAAATAAGATCAGGCTGAAGAGTTGGCGAAGTAGGTGCGAATAAAGCATCTTGTACGGGGGGTACGAATGCTGCAATTCTGTGTTTGTTTTCTTCAGCAATTCTAATTTCCAATTCAGAGATAGTAAGACCAGTCTTATCGTACTTCTGAATTTCTTTTATCATAGTTTGCGAAGGATATAGTTTTTCAGAATTTTCAATAGGCTTAAGTTTTTCAACTAAAAGAAGATTTGCATTTGCAGGAATAATTTCTGATTCAGATTCAATATTGCGTTGTGGACTGAACGCTAAGCGAATTTTAGATTTTATGAGTGCAAGATGATATTGTTCATTATAAAAACATGTATCATCCAACATATAGGTTATTTTATCGAATATTGATTTTAGAATCGAAGAATATTTTTTTAAATCAGAGTACGGGATATTGAAAAAGCTTTCTCGCGATATATCGAGGAGCCAAGTTGTATAGTTTGCATCTTCATTACCAGATGTGTGAATAAATGATTTTTTCTTGACCGTATTGACATCAAAGTCAGATGTAGTTATTAATACCGTATCAAGAAATTTACCCAGATTGCTAAAAATAGCTGTAAGGTTAGCAGAAATATCAACATTCTCTTCAACAAGCAATGTTTTATAAAGTATTCTTAATTGATAAAACTTAACTTCTGGTAACTTAAGGTGCGCAACACGTGAAAACCGCTCAATAACCTGAATGCCAGCTTTACCTCCAATACTATTCAGTTCGGCTATTGTTGTCTGTTGTTCAGCTTTTAATTGAGCAGCAAGAATATCTTCATTGTCTTTACTTAACCAAATTAATGCTGTTTCATCCTGTTTTTTATCAACCTGACGCAAACAGCGGCAACTGGTTTGAAGTACCATGTTTTTTGGACAATCACCAGATTGGGAAAGGATTACACCTGTTAAGGATTTACAATCCCAACCTTCTTTGCCAACCTGAACAAGCAAAATGATTTTTCTTTTGGAATATGACGAATCAAGAAGATTCCATTCAAGATCATTTTCTTTTGGAAGCTTATGTTTTTTATTACCCTTATGATATTTTAGAATTTCTTTTTCAGGAATTTGCAATGTACTAACAATGAAAGGATATACCTCGCTTTCGAGACGCTCAATAGAGCCGCAATATATAGCAAGTTTTGCAACTGCTCCATTCGAATATGATTTATTCCAATAAAGAGATTTAAATTCTTCAATACCTTTTTCAATTATTTGTATAGATGATAAATTTTTCGCACTTTTTAATTGTGGAGCTTTCAGAAAAGATTTAACTGCTCTTATGAGTGAATAATAATAAACCGTATTGGTAATTTGGGCAAAACGTAATTTTAAATCATTATTGATTTCAATATCGTCGGTGGAAGAAAGATACGGGGTACCTGAATAACCGAGGACTGAATTAATGGTTCCGTTGGCATTCCAATTTGAAACTACTTTTCTTAGTTTTATATCATCAGTGGCTGCATGGTGGACTTCATCTATATGCAATTGTAAATTAGGAATTTTACCAATTAAATTTCTTAGTTCGTTTGCTTTTCTATCTTTTTCATCTTCAGTATGTTCGATTAACTGTAATTGATCAGATAAATCAAGCCTATCAAGTATAACTTTTTCAGCATTAACAACGAAAACATTACCAATTGGATCTTCACCTTTTAAGTGCTGATTGACTTTTTGGGCATTTGGATTAATAGCGCGATTGCTTTTTTTAGCAGATTTGAGTTGATCTAAAACTTCGAATGACAAAATTCTTTTTACTTCTGATGCTGCTGGCTCAGGAAGTAACCATGAAGGATCAAATTTCTCAATGCTCTTCAAACTTGGGACGATAGAAGATTTCAAACCAGATGGCACAAGAATAATGAAATTATGAGCAAATAATTTGTTTTCAGGTTCATTTTGGGCAAAATAAAGATCGAGATAAATAAATGCTGCCATTAAAAAAGTCTTACCCGCCCCCATTGGTAAACTAAATAGATAATCCGCATAATCTATACCGTAAAAAATATCTCTAAAAATTTTCGGATAATCCAAACTTTCCGGGTCCATAAGAATTTGGGTTTCGAGTGCAGGTAAATTTGTTTCTGTTTCCTTATTAGGGAGTCGAGAAAACTCAAAAAGCGAACGAGCTGCGCGATTAGCCGATAAATAATCCCGTGTTTTAGTGGTCATACTAATTTTTGCGAGATCATCATTAAAAAGAAAGAAGCCCTCACTGAATAATTGATGCAGGGGTTTATTTTCTGCCTTAATTTTAAGAAACAAATATGTTTCTATTGCCTCAATTTGCGTATCACGAAGTTCACCCTTCCCACGAATATACTCCAATAGTGAAGTAATAGAACAATCTTTTGAGGCAAGCCACTCGTTTTTTTTTGCAGCAATCAGATTAAACAGCAT